AATCCCTTAAATCCTGAGCAGAGATTTGCCCGGTTACGTTGTCCGCCAATAAAGCAATTAAAGCCGCTCTCGTTCTTTGTGTGTCTGCCATTAGTCATTCTCCTTGTACGTTGTTATTTGTTATTTAAAATTATGCTGATTTCTTAAAGCCTTCCCCAAAACCATCGGTACTAAAACTACCACCATAATGCACATCAAACCCAGCCCCAAATGCTTGCCAGAATTCACCTTCCAAATGACTTTCTGTCCCGGACGGTAGTGAATCAAACCCAAGGCCAAATCCATATCCAAATTCTGGACCATCAAATTCCCAAAGCAAACTTGTATGGGCGGGCTTATATTTGTTGAAAGTGCAAATCATTGTGTCCGTACCGGGCAAATATGATAAATAATCCCCGCATTCACTTTCTCCACAAGAGAAATAAATGATATTCCCGCCACCGATGGTAATTGTAACTTTCCAATAAAAGAAATTATCTGAATCACCAATACTGTCGCCACATCCATGAGCATCGCAAATAAAAGCGCTATATTCTGTAATTGCTACTGTCCAACCATAAGCGTCTGCAAGCTCAATAAAATATGCTGGGTTTTGGCCACCTAAAGAAATTAATTTACTATGTGCAGCAAATCTTCTTTCTTGAATTGTAGTATCTTCAGCAGAACATTCATCAGGCAAACCTAAATCATTTTCATGGTCGGTCAATAGCTCGGAGGTATAGCGAACATCTCTTTCCCGAAGTAAATCATATGCTCTTTCTTCAATACGAGCAAACTCGTCGGCCTGGGCATAAAGAAATTCGGTCAAAGTTGAATCTTCATCACGATTCCATGCCCGGCCTTGAGGCATTAACGCCTGTAATTGTCTCAGATATTGTAATGCTGACCTTGCTTTAGCCATTAGTAATCACCAAATGTAATCGTCCCCATTGTGTGTACTTCCGTCGCTGTTGCCGTTATATTTGCTGCCGGTATAGTCAAAGTATGTCTTGATTCCGATGTTGCCAAACTAATTGCTTCACTTATTTTAGATAAATATAATGTTTCTTCTGAGCCACCATCTCTTTCAATTAAGTCCGTAAGGTTAGCTGTAATCGCTGTTTGAACCGCTGATGTATTTGGATAAATAGCAATTGTGAAATCAACTACCAAAGGGGTGGGCGTAATCATATATAATCCCGGTTCTGCTGTGACTGGACAACCAACTGTTTTACCGGTTCCGGGATCATCATGTTCAACAATATATGCTCTAACTGTTGCTATTTCAGCAGCAGAAGGAATTATATCATCGTCGTCATCTCGAACAAACGCCAAACCTATTGTGCCGATTCCTTGATATGATGGAATGGCCCATGCCCGGGTTACTCCGGAAACTTCAAGCGCCCAAACCTCGTAATCAAAATCTGCTCCGCCATGGGGGGGCTGGCGTTTTCTAACCAGAACTCTTTCCCTTAAATCTGCATCTGTTTCTTCGTCGGTTCCACTGGCAATGCCATTCGAATCAACGGTTACCGAGGTGCTAACACCAGCAATTGGAGAAACAAACGACAAGGTAATTCCCGCGTCATCGTTTCCATCTGCACCAGCAACCAAAGCGGTAAAATCTAAAGTTGCTGTTCCAGCCGCAATTGTTTCGGCATCATCAGTTGTGTAAACTTCGTCATCTGTTGATTGTAATTCTGTTCCGGCTGGAATTATTACCCCATTTGTTCCCGTAGCCGCACCACTTCCCGTTGCTGCAACGGCTGCTTCTCTGGTAATTCCATATTCAGAAGCAATAGCCTCAAGGCCAGCTTCATCTGCGGTTGATACAAATATCTGTCTGGCAATATAATCCAGGAACTCATATAATAGATGAATTGCCCCACCATTCACTCTTGCAATGATACTTAGAGTGGATCTCCGCAAAAGTGATGTTGCTCCAGTAATTCTGGTTTGAAAGTCAGAAACGATGCGGTCGACAATATCTGACAAAGAATTTCGGGTAAAAGGCATAATGTTTCCTCTAATCTTTCCTTTTTATAAAAAATGACCTTGTAGAATCATTTTTAACTGGATATCTCTACCTTCTATATATGTTAGTATATCCCAAATATTGCACCCGTTAAAAGTTAAATAAAAGGCTATACTTTTAATCCTTGGGCATCCCATTGCAATTCAAAGTTAAATGTTTTTTTATTTCCGTCCTCTTTGTGAATTTCTACACCGAGAGCGAGTCGGTCGGTTCCGACGATCCCTTGGCGCTCTGCGTTTACGACAATTTTTGCAGCCACGTTTTCTTCGAGTAACCATGCGAGCGCTTCCTCTATATATTGTTTTGCCCGAGTTAAAACATTTTCTTCTGTCTTTTCTCTATTCAAAAGCCACAACCTTGAGCCGACTTGATCCCCTTCAATGCCCGAAACCAAATCTCCCCACCACCCACGCAAATCAGGGTTATCAGGGTCAGGCAAAATATCATCATCTTTAGCCCGGCGATCCGTGAACAAACTAATTATTACCGCTGTTTCAAGCCCTTCGTCGGATTCTAAATCTTGAATTTCAGAATCAAAAACAAAGTCACCTTCCATTAGGTCTGAATCCCAAGCGATCGCTATATCTTTTGACATTATATTGCCTTTGTTTTGCTTGTCATATGCCCTGCTCCCATGGCAACATCAGGAACAGCACCGCCGCCATGTTTGTGTGCATTAAATAATGCCTGAAAACGACTATCAATTAGTTCATAAGCGGCGGCAACACTGTCTGTGCCAAGCAAAACCGAGGGGGCTTTAATATATGCTTCTGTATCTGCCACAACCTGTAGTTTGTCTGCCCTTAAATATGCTATTCTATTTCGTTTCATCCACAATCTAAATTCGGTTGTTGTGTCCTCATCGGTATATAAAGCTGTTTCACCTTCAGATAAATCTGTTGGGCGATATCGATCATCATGTGTACATAAGGCAATGCCATGGTCTCTATTTCCATTTAAGAAACCAATAAAAACCTGACTCTCTGTTAAAGGATATGTTTCAAACCCATATTCCTGAAAACGTTCAATGCGGCTAATGGTTTCATCCGCCAATGCAATTACAGAAAGCCTTTGGGTTGCTTCATCATTTTCAACCAATTTTAAAACAGCCCTTCCCAACATCAGAAAAATCCTGTTTTTTATTGGCCTAACTAATCTTTTAAAATCATCTATAAGCATAATTATCCTGTTGTAGCCGGAGGTATTAATTTTGAAAAATCAAACCCTGTTGCCATTCCTTCCGTGGGATTAACAGGTGGCAAAGCAAAGGTGTTTGGAGAAACCAAATTCAAAGTGGTAATTGTCCCAGATTGATTGCTAATACTAAAGCCTACTGCCGCAATTAAATACTCTGTGTCAATTCCCAAGAAAGAATCTTTGACTTTTACCAATGCATTTAATGGCCATACCTTACCGTTTGATTGTGTCCATCCCTGCACCTTGTAATTAATACTTCTTGATTTGCCAGCCCGGTTCATACATTCCCATTTTGCCATATCTTTACAATATCCAACAGTACAGGACGAATCGGGCCAAATAACTATCTTTCGCCAAGGTCGGGTTTTTAAAATTATATTGTCTTTATAGACCCCCTTGGGGCCTGCGGCCTCATCGACTGTTCCAAAAAGACTATTTTCACCCTGCCCCTTAACGACATATTCGGCAAATCTTTCTTTGTCTGATTGAGAAATATCTCCGCTCAAAATATTCTTTCCAAACCTAAGAACGTCAGTGGCCTTTTGTGTACCTGTCCCTGTTAGAATTAATTTTCCATTGCCATAACTAACGGGCAGAATTCCTTTTGGCTTACATAATCTGAAAATTGTATCAAAAACTGTCTCACCCTCGTTGATCTTAAATTGTTCTTTAGGTGTTTTTTCATTCGCTTTTGTTTCTACAGAAGCATCGACATCAACATCGATCCCAAAAGGATCACAAAGAGTTTTAATGATTGTAATTACCTTTTGATTTGTCCATTCTTTGGCGGTTTCAGTGAAAGAACAATCAATTAAATCGCCTGTTTTATCCCTGCCCCCAAACCCAATACTGTGGCTTTGGGCATCATATGAAATTGGAATGTCTTCGATATACCCAGTAATAACATTTTGCCCATTGATTGAAACTGAACAGGCATCACCCATTTTAATGCCCCATTCCTTTTTATCTTTAAAAGAAGTATCTGTTACTCCCAAAGAAAAAGAACCGGTCATTTGATATAGGGATTTTTCAACATTGGCACTTTCCCAACCTTCAAATTTCTTTCCTTTTATATGCAGGGCGATTTTATCAGGCACTTAGAATCTCCAATGTTTTGCCACCGGGCAAGAAACCAGGATGGGATACAAGAGAACGATTGCGATTAATTATTTCTTTTTCCCTACCAAGATCATTATATTTACTGTAAGCCAAAACCAAAGTAGGCGTTGTTTGTGCTGGCACCTTATAATGAACTATCCTATGCAGTTCTGCTCCTATATCTAACATTGCTTTTACAAATACTGGGCGTAATGATTTCAGTGCCTGGTAATTATCCGGAGAAGATATATTAATGCTAAAATCTGAATAATCAGTATTGGCAGAATCATTTCCAAGTTTTAATAATTGGGTATCGATTGCATCTAAAATTTCATCCATCATATCGATAGCGGCATCATGACTTGTATATTCAATCCGGACAGCAATCCGTGTCGCTGTTGTTATAGCATTCAGCCTTACCATATTAACAATTGATTCTTGATTAGCCGACTGGCGGGCTCTTGCTGCTGTTGTAATTGGGATTGCTTCAAGTGTTCCGCCATATTGACTTGGATCGCTATTTCCTTCCTCTTCACCATATCTGGCAACACCAAGAGAGGCTTTGATCGCTGTAATGCCAAAATCCTCAAAAATTGATTCCGCGGTTGACAATGTACTCCCAGAAAAGCCAGCACTCAAATCTTCAGGTGGCCTGGCACCAGACATAGGGCCGGATGCAATACCCCTCACAAGGCTGGAGCAAGCACCAAACATTTGTTCAACCAATAGGTCGCCATACATACCAGATAGGCTTAAAAGCCCATTGAACATGCCTACAATACTATTGCCCATAGAACATGCACTATTAATTGTTGCTGTATCAACACCTTCTTTTTCTTCTGTAAGCACAGCCAAAGATCTTGATAATTGCGCTGGTCCTAATCCTTGAATCGAAGACATTGCGGAGCGAAGCATTGTATTTAATTTATTGATTGATGTTTGAACAGAATTTAGAGAAAAATCTGGGGCATCTTCAGGATCATATCCTTCACCAAAAGCATCTGCCCCATCCTGTAAAGATCTTTCAAC